CATTCGGGATTCTGTACTTCCGGGGGGAGGAGACCATGAACCGTGACGAGGTGGACGAGCTGGACGCCGTGGAGCTCGATCTATACGACGAGCCCAAGAGCCAAAGCCAACGCCTCCGGAACGTCCTGTACAAGGTGTGGATGCAGGACCCGACCGGAACCTTCAAGGAATACTATAAGCATGAGACCGAGCGCATCATCCAGCACTACAAGGGCAAAATCCATGAGTAAGGACTACGCCTACCGCGCCACCTTCTGGGGCTATGTAGGGGTCTTCGTTATCCTTCTATATTTAGCCTTGAATGGATAAGATGTACCGCGCCGTCTTCACCTGCCCCGAGTACAACGAACGGGAGGTGTGGTACGTATCCTCCCATAAACAGGCCGAGCTCATGTTGTCCCGGCAGGTGAGAACGCCAGGAAGCACGAAGAAACTCGCGAAGTATTTAAAGGCGGAGTATCACATGACCCTAGAACCGATGTTCAGAAGCGATGGCGACGCGATGTATGCAGACCCCAGAGGATTAGGATAATGCCACTACCGAAAAAAAAGGAGGACGAGACGAAGGGCGAATTCGTAGCCCGATGCATCGCAGACGAAACCGTAAAGAGGGAGTTCCCCGATATGGTGCAAAGGGTGGCCGTGTGTATCAATCAAGCTAACGATGACTGACAGCCTCGGACATACAAAAAGGGCAATGATTGAAGCCCTCGAGAAATCGTTGGGCATTGTCACCGCAGCGTGTAAGGCGGTCGGCATTAGCCGGGACACCCACTACCGATGGATGAAGGAGGACGCCGAATACAAGGCGCAGGTGACCGAGCTCGGGGACGTCGCCCTCGACTTCGCCGAATCCCATCTTCACAAGCTCATAAAGGAAGGCAACCCCGCCTCGACGATATTCTTCCTCAAGACCAAGGGCAAGGAGCGCGGGTACGTTGAGCGGCAGGAGATAGCCGTCGCAGAGAAGAAGCCGCTGTCGTGGTTCACCGATGACAACGCGGACGTATCGTAAATTCACCCCATGACTTGGAACACATTCGACACGCGGCCCGAACTCGAAGGATTCTATTTGGTCTGCAAAGCCGACGAGCCGGAGGAGGCTTCGTGGCATTCGGCCGTTATATTCTTCTGCAAGAAGCACGACCCGGAAGGCATTTGGGAAATTGAGGACGCCGATTTCGATGGCCCCCCGACACATTGGGCAAGGATTCCGGACGTTGCGTGAAGCAGCCCGCCACGTACTACCACGTCAAAGGGTGCGGATCCCGCATCCAAGTACACCAGGGCGGAACCCGATCGGGCAAGACGTACTCGATACTCCAGACGCTCGTAGAACTTTGCTACGAGAATGAGAACGCCGGGGCGGTCATCACCATCGCCCGGAAGACATTCCCCGCCCTCCGCGCTACGGCCATGAGGGACTTCTTCTCCATCCTCGAAAGGGAGGACCTATACTCCCCCGACCAGCATAACAAGAGCGAAGCCAACTACCTCCTATTCGGGAACCTCGTCGAGTTCATCTCGGTGGACCAGCCCCAAAAGGTGCGCGGCCGGAAGAGGCAAATCCTGTTCGTGAATGAGGCCAACGAGCTCGCCCTGGAGGATTGGCGGCAACTGTTGCTCCGGACCACGGGGAAGGTCATTATCGACTTCAACCCTTCCGACGAGTACCATTGGATCTACGAGGAGGTCATACCCCGCGAGGACGCTTCATTCTTCCGTACCACCTACAAGGACAACCCCTACCTCGACAAGGCCACCATCGCAGAGATTGAACGCCTCAAGGATGCGGACCCGAACTACTGGCGCATCTACGGCCTCGGAGAGCGGGGCGTGAATCAGGCGGCCGTATTCACGTGGGAGGTCGGGGAGATAGCCGGCAAGCGGATAGGGACGGGCCTAGACTTTGGATTCACCAACGACCCCACCGCCGTCATCGACGTATACCAAGACGGGCATACGCTCATCCTCCACGAGCGGTTGTATTCGACCGGACTCACGAACCCGGACATCTCCGAGGAGCTTAACAAGCTCGACGTGCAGACCATCATAGCAGACTCCGCCGAGCCGAAGAGTATCGAGGAGCTGTTCCGATTGGGGCACAACGTGAAGCCGGCAAGGAAGGGACCGGACTCGGTGCGGCAGGGGATCGACATAATGAGACGGCACAAGCTCCTGGTGACCGCCGACAGCACGAACCTACAGAAGGAGCTCCGGGCGTACCGATGGGAGCAGGACAAGAACGGAAGGAACCTCAACCGACCCGTGGACAAGGACAACCACGGCATCGATGCGGTGAGGTACGTATGTCTCAACCTGCTCACTACCTCCCGGAGTGGGTCGTACTATCTCGCATAAATGCAAACTTTTTTTGCTTCAATGCTTGGATATGCGAAATTGAGTTGTATATTTGCTAAGTCTTCGGACAGGGAAGGAGCCTAACCCACCATCCCAATCCCCGAAGCATCCCGAGTGATGGCAACTGCCCTCTCCCTTCCCGCCCAAAAGGGCATCTCCGCTGGCCGCAAGGTGCAGCTCCTTTCGACCGAAGTGTTTCATTTCACCTTTGAAGGTGACATGAGCACCGAGGGCCAACGTCTTCGCGAAGCTGCTCGCAGTTGTGCAGTTGCCGGGATGATGTACGAGGACCTTCACAAGGTCGACACGAGCGACAACCGTCGCAAGGTCATGGGCCGTCTCATGGTGGACGTAGCCGAGTTGCAGTCTGCCTTCATGAGCTTCGCTCGCAACGTTCTCCGCTTGAACAACTGCGACGAGCTGGAGGCGACCTTTAAGCAGGGCAGCGAAGTCCGCAAGATGTGGGAGATCCTCAAGCCAGCGGATGGCAAGCTCGCCCAAGCTGCCAAGCAGTAAGGGAAACCCAATCCCGCAGACAGGCCCTCCGGGGCCTTTTTTTATGGCCGGAAGTTTCGTCTATTTGATAGCGTGAAGAAGACCATCACCATACCGGAGAACCTGTACGACATCACCGTCGACCAGTATCTCCAAGTAAAGGCTATACCCGAAGGGGACGAGATGGAGCAGGTCGTAAGGACCATCTGCATCCTCTGCCACCTGGAGCGGGCCGAGGTGATGGCGATGGAACAGAAGGACATCCAGCACATAGGCGGCGTCATCGGGGGCATCCTCGACAAGTACGACGAGGAGTATCCCGTCGAGCGCATCATCGAGCTGGACCAACGCTACGGATTCCACCCCAACCTATCCCGCGTCACCGTGGCCGAGTTCGCAGACATCGAAACCCTCTGCAAGGACTCCTTCGATACGCACCTCCCCCAGGTCATGGGTATACTATACCGCCCCATCGTCGAGGAGCACGGAGAGTTCTATCGGATAGCGGACTACGACGGCGAGGACCGCTCGGAGTTCTTCAAGGAGATGAAATTGGCCCACGCCCTCGGTGCGGCCGCTTTTTTTTTGCGTACCGGGAAGGCATTAGTCGACGCTTTGGACAGCTATTCCAAGGCGGTGGCGGATCCAAACTATCCGAGAAATACGGATGGTTCGCCACGTTCGTACATCTCGCAGGGGAGGACATTACTAAACTACCGCAGGTTGAAAGGACTCACCTCGAGACAGCCCTTGCTTGGCTCGCTTACGAACAGGATCGGGCACTACTGGAAAAGCAAAAGATGAACCTATGAGAACAGTAAACCAAATCATCGACGAGCTGGGCACTATCGCCCTCGAGCATCACTTCATCCGCTCCTTTAAGGAGGGCGAGATGAGCGAGGTCGACATTCAGAAGTTGGCCGGCGACAAGTACCCTATCTGCTACGCCGATATCAGCGGGGCCACCATCGAGCGGGGCGTTATGACCTACTCCCTCGATATCCTCGTCATGGATATGGTCCTCCCCGGACAGACCGACGCGCAGGAGCAATACTCCGACACCCTGCGGACCCTTATCGATATCGTAAGCAATTACGCCCAGGTATTGAGCGCACAGAGCGACGTGAACCGGGACGTGCGTATCGAGCTTCCGGTGGACTGCGAACCCTTCACCGCCCGCTTCGATAACCTGCTCACGGGATGGGTCGGGACCGTACGCCTTCAGACCTCCAATACGCTCGACCTCTGTGCCGCCGCCTTCGCATGAAGGATTACATCACCATAGGAGGCAAGCGGGTACGCATGACCCACTCCATGCAGGAGCTGGGGAAGATTGGCAAGGAGGTACGCCGCCGCGCCCGAATTAGCCTCAAGGCACGGGGGAAGGTGGTGACGGGGAACCTCTACAACTCCATACGCTACGAGCAGGGCGTATCGAGGAACGAGAAGAGCCTAGACCTGACGTTCTCCTTTCCCGGTGCCGACTACTGGCAATACGTAGACGAGGGCGTAAAGGGTGCCCTCTCCGCGGCCAAGGCTCCCCGGTCCCCGTTCCGGTTTGGGTCAGGATCTGGACCCTCGGGAAGGCTCCGCCCAGCTATCGATAAATGGGTCGTAAAGAAAGGCATCGCCCCACGCGGGGCAGGGGGTCAGTTCGCCTCCCGGAAGTCGATGGTGTTTGCCATCTCCCGGAGCATATATCAAACCGGTATCCGTCCCTCCTATTTCTTCACGAACGCCTACGACAACACCATCAAGAAGCACAACGCGAAATTGGAGGCAGCCGTGGCGAAGGACATAGGCAACGCAATAAGTACCCTACTCGATGGCGGCACAGTTTGACAACGTACCCGATACGACCGACTTCCAGAGCACGGCGGAACCGCTCATCATCCAGGTCTCCGAAACTACCGGCGGGCCATTCTTCAAGTATCGCTTTATCCTCGTCATCAAGGACCGGGCCGGGACGCAACTCGCCAAGCTCAAGACGCACCCGCTTTCCTCGAGCAACCTCGCGGCCGTCTTCGATATCTCCCGCGTCCTGGACGACTACATCGGCCCGAACGTAGTCAACGGAAACAGCACCGACGGAAACATCCTCACCCTAGGACGGACCGGATACGACCCCGCCAACCTCGTCTGCGAATCGGTGGACCAATACGTCGCCCGCAAGTTCAATCTGGAGCTGTACTACGAGAGCGCGACATCGAATACGGCCGACCCCACCGAGAGCAGCCTGCAAGACAGTACGTCCCTCTTTGCGTTCCGCGATGAGTTCACCAACTACGGGCAGGGCTACTCCCGCGGGGCCGGAGAGTTCCAACCCTCGATATCTGCGGACAACTTTATGAGCGTAGCCCCCGACCTCGGGCGGGCGTCGACGTTCAACTTCGGCACGGCACGGGAGCACCGCATCGGGATAAATCAACCCTACGTCCTAGCGTGGGGAGCCCAGCCCGGCAACGATGGCACCGACAGCTCGCCACAGTATTGCATCCTGAGAGGATATGAAGCCGACGGGACCGTCATCGGCACCAAGAATATCGCGATGAACACCGTGGGCGGGGACAACACACCCACCACCGACGCGCAGGCCGTGCAGTTCATCGGCATCGGACCGGCCAACCTCGAGGAGCACGCCACCGCCGCAAGCGACACGACCCTCCTGAACATCATCCAAGACGCCGACCTCGCATATTATGAGGTTTACCTCTCGACGTCCACATCGTATTCGGTAGTATTCCAGGACACCCGCATCCACCGATTCACCATAGACAACGGCTGCTCGAAGTACCCGCGCAAGCAACTGCTGTTCCTGAACCGTCACGGGGGATGGGACGCCTTCAATTTCGACCAGCGTAGCGAGGAGCGACTCACCTCGATAGAGCGGAGTCAGTACAACCGCCCCCGCGGGAATTGGGACAGCGTGACCGGCCTCATCGACTTCTCATACGACGGATGGGAGCGCGGCGTCACTACGACCAACATCAAGGCCGACAAGCAAATCACCGTCACGACCGACTACGTCGAGGAGGGATACAATGAGATGCTTCGCGATATTGCGGTCTCGCGGTCCGTGTATCTCGTCGATGGGAACGACCTTATTCCCGTAAACGTCACCGACTCGGAGTACCTGTTCAAGACCTCAGTCAACGAGAAGCTCATCTCGTACTCGTTCACCCTGCGCTATAGCAACCGACCCCGCCTGAAGTGATACGCCTCGTCGCCCTCGATCAGGACACGCAAGCGCAGACGACCCTCGACCTGGAGGGCTCGCCGTCCATCTCCCTGAACCTCGCCGTAGCCAAGCCGGGGGAGACGATGCAACGCCACGCGCCGTACTCGCAGACGTTCCGCCTCCCGTTCACCGATACGAATAACATCTTCTTCGCCCACTTCTACGAGGTGACCCTCTCGGACGGAGACTTCGACCCGACCCAAAAGACCGAGGTCCTCGTCTTTGAGGATGGGGTGCAGGTCATCCGTGGCGCGATGCAACTCCGGGCCGTGCGTCTTATGGCTGAGGTGTACGAGGTCAACGTCTTGGGCGATGTGGCGGACCTCTTTGCGGAGATGGGATCTAAGCTCTTGCAGGCCGCCCTCCTCGATGGTGACGACTACACCACCGACTACAACTACGACCTCACCGACGCCAACGTCATCGCGTCGCAGGACCTGAACTCGAGTATCGCCAACGGCGACAACGTACCGGACGGGACCATCATCATCCCACTCGCCGACCACGGCCTCCGCGCCGATGGGCAACCGCTGGCCGCGCAGGATGGGTACGGCCTTCTAGATAGTGCCGCCACCGATACGGGCCTGTTTGCTGCGATGCTCAAGCCGGCCATGAAGCTCCGCGTCCTCGTGGACCTCATCATCCGGACCAACGGCTTCTCGTGGTCCTCGGACTTCCTCTCGTCGGACCTGTTCGGGTCGATATACATGACGCTCGCCCCGCACCTTGAGCGGGTGCCCACCTCACCGAACTCCATCTTCCGGGCTTCGTTGAGTTCGTCGCAAGCTGTCGGGGCGGTGCAGTTTACCACTATCGTCTTCGACAACGATTCCACGGGCGGGAACTTCGACGACGACAACCGCTACGACACCAACAACGGAACGTACCTCTGTCCGTCCTCCACGAACTACACCTTCAGCACCGGAGGACAGATAACCAACGGCGGCACCTTCCAAGCGGTAAACGTGGAGATAACCGCGGGCAGTGTTCTGCTTGGGTCGCAATCGCTGGTCATGGATCCCGCCGAGACGCGGGACTTCTCATTTACCGTTACCTCGTTCCTCGCCGCAAGTACGGCCGTCCAGGTGCGCGTAAACGCCTTCGACACCCAATCGGCCACCGTGGACGTGGCGGCCTTCCAATGCCTGTCCAATGGCTCGGGGGAGGTCAGCATCCCGCAAGCGTTGCCGCGTATGAAACAGAAGGACCTGATGAAGGACCTCTGTCAGCGGTTCAACCTCGTAATCGAAGCCGACCCCGACAACCCCCGGAAGCTGTACATCGAGCCTTACGCCGATTGGATCGCGGACGGGACCGAAAGCTACTGGACCGAGAAGCTCGACCTCGACAAGGAGCGGAGCCTGATGCCGACCTCGTCCATCAAGTCGGCCCGGATTATGTTCTCCGACAAGGAGAGCGGAGACGTAGGGAACGCATATATCCAAGCCACGCAGGGCGAGCCGTTCGGGACGTATGACCAAGACATAGACGATGACTTCGCCACGGGGGAGCTGAAGAACGCCCCAGCTTTCGCGCCGTATTTCGTGTATACGGTGCCGACCCTGCAAGGGGACCCCAACACAGTCCTCCCGGAGCTGCTCATCCACCGCTCATACCAAAAGGACGGGGTAGGGGTAAAGCCCACCAGCCAACCGCCGAAGCTGTTCTTCGTGACCGGCAACGTGACAATCTCACAAACGGTGTACGTGGGTGGGTCTTCGCTGACTTCGTACCTCCTGTGTTCGCCGTTCTCGGAGTCGCCCCTGGACGGCAACACGCAGAGCCTATACTGGAACTCTACCTCGACGCCGTTCTCGGTGGAGAATGCCCTCCTCGCCGGGCAGAACCTGCCGGCCATCGGCCTCCACCAAGCGTATTGGGCTCCATACCTCGCCGACATCTACGACGCTGACGCCCGCGTCTACGAGGCCCACCTGTACCTCACCCCCTCCGACATACGTAACGTGCGGTTCAATGACCGCTTTCATATCCTCGGGGCTACGTACAAGCTCACTGAAATCTCGGGCTATCAAATCGGGACCGGGGAGTCTACCCTGTGCAAGTTCCTACGCGATTTAGGCCGGTCCTCCTTTGGGGGGTGTACGGCCGTGCCTACACAATCGAACGCCAACGGGACGGTCACGTTTACCGAGGCCGACGGCAGCACCACCACCGACCCCGGTCAGGCGTGTTGTGAGGCGTTCGGGTACTACTACGACGCTATCAATAACGTCTGCCGGTGGGGTACCCCAGGGACCGACGACGGGAACCCCGTCCCGCCCTACCCACCGACGGACCCACAGGACCCCTTCCCAAATACCAACGGCGGCGACCCCGGTCCGGTCTCTCCTGTCGGGACGAACACGAACACGACGGACCCCGACTCCGGAACTACGACGGTATATGATGAGGTCATCCTCACCGGCGAGACGACGGGAGCAGGGACGACAGAACCGCTGGCCCCCTTCGGGGCTCCCATCATCATCGGCTCCGATACGCTGGGGGTGGGTGTGGTGCGCGTGGTCTCGACTACGGTAGGCGGGTCCTCGGGCGTAGCGTTTACGTCCAAGTTTGAGACGTGGCGGTTCATGGCTAACGGAAGGGCCGGGACGGTATCCATCTCCGAAACCTCGGGCGAGGATATTGTGAGCGGATCGCCGGGTACGCGACGCCTTCAGGCTACCCTCACCAATGACGTCCTCGCCTTCAACGTGACGGGCGAGGCCGACCAGATAATCAACTGGACGCTCTCGGTGGAGATGGTTCGGATGTACGCTACCAACGAACGCGAGTTCGAGAACGCCATCCTCACGGAGGCGGGAGCAAGGTTGGCCGGCATCAACAACCGCGTCCTTTTGCAGGAATAGAAAAAATATTCGCTTATTTGTTTGGTGAATGAATAAATGTGCCTATATTTGGGACATGAACAACGCACAAAACAACAGCACGATGACCTCCACCTCCTCCCTCCGCCTCTCCAAGCCTCGCAAACTGACCTGCATTCACAAGGGCTTGCAGACGTACAAGTTCAAGAGTAACGACTACCACCAGTTCACTATTTCCAAGTATGACGGCAAGTGGGAGTTGTACGTCGAGAGCACCTTCAAGCAGCAGATGCAAGGTGGTGACATCAGCTACGTCGGGACTTTCTCCTTCCCCCGCCTGAAGGATGCCAAGGTCTTCGCTGAAAGCTACTACTCCAGCAAGTGGGCCTAATCCGACCGACCCGAAACAGACAGACCTCCGAAAGGGGGTCTTTTTTTTGTCCCATATTTCAGGACATGAAGAAGTACCTCGACGGGATAGGTAGGGCGGTGCCCCGGGTGCTGGAGGTGGCGGCGGACTATGAGCTCCGCGGCAACCCCGACAGCCTCCTTTTATATGGATACTATGAGTGGGGGTCATCGGCATGGTGGCGCAAAGTCCTGCTCGGAGTACGCAATGGCGCAGGACTACGAAATCAAGGTAAAGGTCACCGGAGTCGATCAGGCCAAGACACAGGTCGACGGGCTTTCTGACTCACTCAAGGACGCCGGGGAATCCTCCTCGCAGTTGAATGTCCTCGACAAGATCACAGGCGGGGCCGTCTCGGGCTTTAAAAATGCCGCCGCAGGGGTCAAGACCTTTATCACCGGGTTGAAGCTGACCCGGGCCGCAATCATCGCCACGGGCATCGGTGCGCTCGTGGTCGGGGTCACGGCGTTGGTCACGGCGTTCACCTCTACCCGCCGCGGGGCTCGACAGCTTCAGGTGATTATGGCCGGACTGGGGGCCGTAGTGGAGCGCGTTACGGCGCACTTCCAAGCGGCCGGAGGATTCATTGTGGACCTGTTCAGCAAGGGACCCACGGAGGCCGCCAAAGCGTACCGCGCCGAGGTCGACAAGTTGCCGGGATCGATGACCGATGCCGTCCGCGCTACGATGGAACTCCAGAAGGCGGAACAGGCCCTCCTCGATACGCGCCGGGAGTTGACCGTGGCCGATGCCGAAGGAAGGCAGGAGATAGCCCGTCTGCGCCTCCTAGCCCGCGACCGGACCAAGGACACCAACGACAGAATCGAAGCCGCAAAGCGGGCGATGGACATCGAGCTCGACCTCGTGAAGCAACGAGAAGAGGCAGCCGCCGAGGAGCTACGCATCGCACAGGAGCGGGCCAAGATGAGCGACACCTCCGACGAGGACCTGCAACGCCTTGCCGACTTGGAGGCCAATCTGATAAACATCCGGACGCAGTCCTTCATGACGCAACGCCGCCTCCAGGAGGAGGTGCAGAGCGTAGAGCGTGAAGCCACGGCAGAGCGGAAAGCGCAAGCGGCCGCCCGAGTCAAAACGCGAGAAGCCGAAGCCAAGGCCGCAGCGGATGCCGCCGCCGCAATCATCAAGGCCGAGCAGAGCGTTGTCGACGAGCTGGACAAGCGCAGCCGCGAAAGCCTCGACGCGCGGACAAAGGAGATACTAGCCGTCGAAGATTTCTATAACGCCCAACTCGACAAGGCGGGAGAGAATGCGGATCTCATCGCGCAGATAGAGGCCCAGCGCGAGGAGGAGCTGGCAACGATGCGAGAGCGGTTCCGGGCCGAGGATGCGGCCAAAGCTGCCGAAGCACAACAGGCCCGCGAAGAGGCCGAACGCGCCGCCCGCGAAGCTCGCACCGAAGAAGAACGACAGGCGGCCGAGCTACGCTTGCAACAGATTGAAGAGGAGAACCGCGCAGCCTTCGAAAAACAGGAAGCCTACGAGAGCGCGGTGGCGGAGTTGAAACAGGCAGCCACGGCGGGCACCTTTTCCATCCTGCGCAACCTGACGACGGCGTTCGAAAAAGACACCGAGGAAGGGCAGAAGAAGGCGTTCAAAAGGAACCAAGCCATCAATATCGCAGAGACCCTCATCAGCACCTACGCCGCCGCGCAAAAGGCTTACGCGTCACAGCTCGCCATCCCATCTCCGGACGCCCCTATCCGCGCACAAATCGCGGCGGGTATTGCGGTGGCCGCAGGACTCGCAAAGGTGGCCGCCATTAAGTCTCAGCAATTTAACGGAGGAGGATCCGCGGGAGGTGCAACCGGTGGAGGTGCTGGAGGTATTGGAGGTGGCACAACTTCCGTCGGTGTCGATGTCGGTTCCCTCATCCCGAACCAGCAGACGCCCACACCGGAACCCGTCCGGGCATATGTAGTAGAGAACGAGATATCGAACAAGCAAGCGTTGAATCGCGAGCTTCAAATTCAGACGACACTATGAGAACGGTCGAGTTATTGATTGACGAGGAGCAGGACGAATTCGGGGTAGAGGCCATCAGCCTCGTGAAGTTCCCGGCCATCGAGGAGAATTTCGTCTACTTCAACCGGGACGCGAAGCTCACCCTCGCCAAAATCGACGAGGACAAGAAGCTCCTGGTCGGTCCCGCCCTCATCCCCGAGAAGATGATCCCGCGGTGGGACGATGCCAAGGGCGAGGAGTTCGAGGTCTACTTCTCCAAGGAGACGGTACAACAGGCCGCCGAGCTGTTCATGAGGCAGAAGCGGAACTCGGACTACACCGTCGAACACCAAGCCAAGGTCGACGGGCTGTCCATCTTCGAGAGCTGGATTGTGGCCGACAAGGACCGCGATAAGGCGGCCGTCTATGGCTTCGACGTTCCGGAGGGTACTTGGATGGTCAGCGTCCGCGTCCACAACTCCGACGTATGGAGCGACGTAAAGGATAAGAAATACCGGGGGTTCTCCATCGAGGGGTACTTCATCGACAAGTTGGTCAAGATGGAAGACGTTACCATCGAGACTATTGCCGCCGCGGTTCGTGACGTATTGGAGCCAATTGCCTTTCTGGACGGTAAGCCCCTCTTCGGAACCCCCCTCGAGGCCCGACTCATGGCCGAGGCCCTCGGTTGTGAGGGCCACCACGAGCACCTCATCAACGGCGTGAAAATGTTCATGCCCTGCGAGACCCACGAGGAGCTCGACCCCCTACTCGCAAACGAATAAAATCCGGTTATATCCGCCCATGAAAACCCGACCTATGTCAGTTATTGAGAAACTCAAGGAGGCCGTCCGCTCTGTCGTCGAGGCAGAACGCCAGGACCTCTACGCCGAAGCCCGCCTGAACGATGGTCGGGTCATTGCCACCGAAGCCGAAGCGTTCTCCGCTGGAGCTCCCGTCCGCGTTATGAGCGAGGACGGCGAAGCTGCTCCCCTCGAGGCTGGATCCTACGAGCTGTCCGACGGTGGGCAGGTGACCGTAGACGATAACTCCCAAGTCGTCGAGATGATGGAAGAGGAGGAGGAGAAGACCGAGGCCGCCGAGCACGAGGAGGAGAAGGACGAGATGGCCGCAGTCAAGGCCGCCCTGGTCGACAAGTTCCAAATCTCTCCGGAGGTGGCTGCCGAGATTGTCGAGGTGGTGAAGGAAGCGATGGCCCCCGCTGAGGAGGCCGCTGAGGAAGAGGAAGAAATGGAGGAAGAGAAGAAGAAGGAGGAGATGTCCGCCCACTTCACCGACCTCACCCACGAGATGGCCGTGGCATTGGAAGCCATCAATTCGCGCCTCGAGAAGTTGGAGTCGGCACCCGCCACCCAGCCCGACCGCGTTGTCCCGAAATT